GAGATGAATAACGGAATTAAAAAGGGTGGTTGATATGTCTACAAAGAAACATCATGATATAATTAAAGTAATATTTAATGGCAATAAACACTTAAAACATGTTCTTGATAATGATGAAATAAAACAAATGACATTAATCGAAAATCGTTTTCCTTTGACTAAATTGCCTGTATGTGGGCATTGTGAAAAATTAGGGTTGTGGAGTAAAGACAGTATTACAAAAAAGCCAATAGGTGTATGCAAATCTTGTGGTGCTATTACTCAAACGCCCATTACATACAGTACATACCTAGCTTCTAAGATGGATGTAGATAAAACAGGACATACATTTAGAAGTCTAGCTAATCTAGAAAAGAAGATGGATAATTATAATAGACAAGTATATCTTCACAAATTTAGAATAGGATAGGAGGACTTTAAAATGGTTAAGAAAGTTATAAAAACAACAACTACTATTAAAAAACCTAGAAATCCCAAACCTGTAATAAAAAATAGTACTGCTAAAACATATGAGGGTAAATCTCTAAAACCTGGTGGCGGTGGTAGATTTGAAAAGTTAAAAGATAGCATTGTAAGTAGTGGAAAAACGCCAGATGTAGCGGCGGCTATAGCTGCAAGTGTTGGGCGTAAAAAGTATGGTAATAAAAAAATGGCAGCATGGTCAAGCCAAGGAAAGAAAAGGAGTAAATAGATGAAAGTTATTATTGACATAAGGACTAAATCCATAGAGGAATACCCATTTAAAACGGCTAAACTAGGTAAAGTATATTTTCCTAGAGTCGATGATAATGCTTATGGTGCTGAGAGTCTACATTGGGATGATTTCAGTTTAACTGATGGTTATTTTGGTGGTAATATACATAAGATTGCAGCACTTAAAAACAAACCCTATTACATTATAGTTTCAAATAGAGATGAAACGATAGGTATACTACATAGATTCCAGGACTTATCTAAATATGAAAAGAAGGATTTGTTCAGGGTATGTGATAATCAAAATATAATATATTTTGAAAAAGATACGAAAGCGGATTTGATAGATAAATTGACAGCTTTGCAAGATAAGTAATATAATATAGATGCGGATAATTCCGTTTAACATGCATTAGCATGGCTATTCTAATCTTGATGGTAGATGTAAAACACCATTTTTACTCTTAAATTTCAAAAAGGGGAAAATAGAATATGTATGATGAAGATGAAAGAGATTTGTCGGAAGATGAAGAAATTGTTGCACCTGAAAATGAAGAAAATGTTGACGAGGAAATAGATGAGACAGATGAAACGGAAAACGATGAACAGGAAGAAAAGGAAGAGACAGTACCGCTCAAAACTTATTTAGAGCTTAAGAATAAATATAAATTAACTCGTAAAGAATATGTTGATTTAAAAGATAAGGCTCTAGATGATGATTTAAAAGCGTATAAAGAGGAAGTAAGAAACAAGTATGTAAAAGGTGGCTATAATGAAGACTTAGCGGACATGATAAGTGAGGACTTTGCAAAATTAAAATCCTCATTAAACAATAGTAAGAGTAATTTAGAAGATAGTATTTTAGAAGAAATAGAAGAATTAAAAAAAGATAAATTGTTTGCAGATGCCGATGATTATAGAAATGAGATTATCAATAAAATAAAAGAAACTAAAAGAAAAGGCTATGATCTAGACGTAGAAGATGCCTACATTATAGTTTCGAGACAAGGCAAAAACAGATTTAAGGAAAAGAAAGTTAATGATACTCAAAGATCGATTATTGAGAGGAAAAACAAAGGAACTGTTAAAGCTAATGTAGCTACTAGTGGCAGCAGTTCGACAAAATCAAAATATATTTTGGATGAACACGATAAATTAGCATTGAAGCAGCTTCAAAATATGCAACCAGATGCAAAATGGACTATAGAGAAATATTATAAGACTATGAAAGAATAATAACTCACTAGGAGTGATTATTCATGGGAGTATGTGCAAGAAGAGGAGCAGACTATGGTGACACTTTAGTTCCTGGCTATCTATCTACGGATAATCCAGGTGCTTTAGGTGGAGCGTATAGTTCTGATATAGGCAGAATATTAACAAGATCAACAGATGCATCGAAGTATGTGTTTGCTGTGGGTTGTACAGCAGCAAGAACAACAGCATATGCATCGACCATCATGCAAATGATTGGTTATTTAGCATCAATTGAAACTGACCCTACAACAGAGGGTTCTACAAATAAAATCTATATATCTAGGTTTGACCCTATCAAGGAATATGAGATTACATATTCTACTTTGTATAGTGCTACTCTACCTAGTGCATCAGATATTGGAAATTACATAGGAATTGGGAATACAACAACTGTAGCGGGTTGCGTTTTGTCGATGGCAAATTGCGGTAGTACTGGGGTTGGTTCTGGTACTACATCACCAAGGCCTTTTATAATTACAGGGTACGACAATAATAGACGAAAAATCTACTGTAGACCAGCGGTTGACAGTGGACAGTTCGCATGGTAAGGGGGTAACATTATGGCTTATACAATGACACCCGATATATCTAGAATGATAGTTGCGGGACAAAAAGAGATATTCACTAAGAATTTTGAAAGTTACCCTATCGAGTACACTGCTTTTACTCAAAAAAAGACAGCTACTAAGAAAACAGAGACTTATGATTCTATGGGTAACTTAAAGAAAGCAGAAGAAAAACCAGAGGGCTTCCCTATTAATTATGGGAAAGTAACTCAGGCATATCAAACAAGTATTACTAATAAAACATGGGCGAATGGGTACTCTCATTCTATGGAAGCTATTAAATATGATCTATACGGGGTAATTAATTCTATTAAAGCTCAGGAATTGGCTAGAACGATGAGAGAGTTAGAGGAAGAACAGGCAATATCTATGGTGGACAATGCTTTGGTTACAAACTTAGCCGATGGTCAACCATTAGCAAGTGATTCACATCCGTTAGTTGATTCTGTGCTTTTAAATGATACTTTAGCTACTGCATCAAGTTTAAAAGTTCCTGAAAATCACAAAACAATGATAAATATGTTTTATGATTTTAAAAATCACGCAGGCGGCAAAATGAAGAGTTTTCCAACAGATGCTTTAACTCATTATGCTAATCAAATGGATATTGAAGAAGTATATGGCTCAACTTTAAAAGCTAACGAAATGAGTAACACTAAAAATTCTTTAGCTAAAATGACATGGCATTATTCTACTTATATTAGTGATACTAATGCTTGGATGATGTGGGATAATAGATTTGATCATATGCTATATCAAGTATTCATGAATACTGAAATGGCACAAGATGAGGACAAAATAAGTACTAAAAATATGTTTTTCAATGCAATAGAGATATTCAATGTGGGAGCAGTCCCAAATATTGGTATTGTCTATAATGCAGGAGCGTAAGGAGGTGACCCAGCATGGCAGATTGTGAAAATGTGTTAGGAACAACCTTAGCGAATACCTATATTGGTAGTACAAACCAACAGATATTTGATACAAAAGGTAGATTATATCAAAATGGTAGAGCTATATTTTCAAGTAATGGCTCTAAAGCATCTTATATACCTGAGTATTTTGAAAATATATTAGCAACATCCAGTAATGTTTTAACACCTACCACCATGACGGCCTATGGTGTAAGTTTTATAGCGACTACAGGAGTAGCAACATCAGGAGTTGGAAGAGCTTATCTAGCAGCACCTATTATAGGTGTTGAAAAGACTATTGTTTTAGGGTCAACAGCAGCGGGATGGATAATGGATGTAGACTTGTCTACAAATGTTGGTTGCGGTGGTACTACTGGTAGTTTTATAGGATTTTCAACTTTAGGTACTAGGTATCAATCAATCACTTTAATTGGTGTTACTACTTCAATGTGGGCAGTAAAATGCGTTAATTCTACTGTATCAGGTGGGTTTGATGCTGCTACTGGAATTAGAAACTTAACGGCAGTTAGAACTAGTTAATATAAATCATACTAATGTAGGCACTCTTATAGGGTGTCTATTTTAGAATAGAGAGGAGATATGATGCTAACTAGAAAATTAAGGCGAAAAACACTTAAAAAATTTCATAGTTCAAAGATCAGTAAACGGTCAGGCATTTATGGTAGAGCCTTATCAATCTATAGTTTATATAAATTAATCAAGTATACAGGAAATGCTATTGAAGTTAGACGGTCTAGTGATAATGCCGTTCAAGAGTTTGGATATGTTAATAATTATATAGACACAACCAGTATCCTAGCATTTACAGGAGCAGGAAACGGGTTTATATCAGGCTATTATGACCAAGTGTCAGGGGTTAAAACAACAATTTCAAATACCGCACAACAACAACAGATTGTAAATGGCGGTACTATGATAACTTATACTGCAAAATACACATTAGATGTCCCTAAAAATACATCACTTTCTATATCAGGTATAGCACAAACTAATAGAATAAAAAATCTAAATGCTGTATCTTATGTATCTTTTAGAGGTGCTAAAAGTATTACAGGGTATAGTCAAGATTATGTATATCCGATTAAATGTTCTGCAGGTGTTATGGACTTTGGACTAACTAATGGTGCGGGTATATTCTGGTATGATGCTGATGGAAACACAAGTGTAGCAGCTAAGCCAAGTCCAAATCTAGTTAATGCGGGTATAACTTATATGTTTGCCACTAATATTCCTGCAAGTAATCTGACATTATCGGCTAATAATACAGATGATAGATTAATAGGTGATACAACAGATTTTCCTACTTTGGGTTATGTTCTAAGTATTGGTAATTGTTCTAAATTAACGGGAAATGTTAAATATTTGCCACGAGTTATTAATACGATAAGTATGTGGGGATGTTCACTCCTTACGGGTAATGTTGCTGATCTTCCTAGAGTTTTATCATCACTAGATATGGGTGGATGTTCACTCCTTACGGGTAATGTTGCTGATCTTCCTAGAGTTAATTATTTACTTAGTATGTGGAGCATGCCACTCCTTACGGGTAATGTTGTTGATCTTCCTAGAGTAACATATAATTTATCCGCTGAATGTCCGTTTTTAACTGGTGATGTAGCAGATTTGCCACGTGTTACTAATAGTTTAGGGCTTAGTGGAGTTACCTTACTTACAGGTAATACAGCAGATTTACCAAGTGTAACAGACACTTTAGATATAGGAGGTTTAACATTACTTACAGGTGATGTTGCGAACATACCATCCGTTGGTACAAGGTTAGTGATGTGGGGTTGTGATCATGTAACAGGGGATATTGCAGATTTACCTAGTGTTAGTAATCAAGTTGATGTAGGAGGATGTGTTTTATTGGTGGGCTTTTATACTCCACTTAATACAACTTTAACTCTTTACTTCTCTGGTACTAATATGTCCCCATCGGATACAGATCAAACATTGATTAATTTGGCAGCAATTACAACAGTTGCTGCGGGCGGTACAATAACAGTAAAAACCAATAGAACCGCCGCAAGTAATGCAGCTGTAGCAGCTTTAGCGGGTAAATTTACAATTAATTATGTATAGGAGGTTATTATGTTAAACGTAGATAGATTTAAAAAAGCATTTCAAATAAAACCAGTAACAGTACTATCCACAGGTATAACTATATGGACAAGTACGACATTTTCTCAGGGTCAAAACTGGGATATGTCAATTGAAGCAATAATTGGGGATATGTACATAAGTACAAAAACAACAGCACCAACTAGCACTAATTCATTTAAGTTAATCGAAGGTGATTGTTTAGATATAAAAGTTGAAGAGTATATATCTATGCTTGGAGACTCAACAACAGCTAGTGTCCAGGCTATAATTTGGGATAAATAGATGGGATTAAAAAAAGGAGATATTATCATGAATAGTTATATAGGTTGTAAAATAATAAATGCAGTAAAAAGTTCTTATTGGAATTATTTTAAAGAAAAATACGGAGCTGAAAAGTTTGATATTTTTATAAAAGATCATCCAGATGATAGGGAAGGCTATAAAATTGTATATCCACCTATAGGTGATGAAGATAAACCATATGTTTCTTGGAGTCCAAAAGAAGTTTTTGAAAAAGCATATAGAATTATTGAAGATTGTGAAAAGGAATTGATTACTAAGTAGGTAGGGGGTGAGGAAGTGCCGAAAACAGTATCACAAATCATAGGTTTTGTTGATCAAATGATACCAAATGCAGTTGATTCCACTACGAAAATGATTTTTATAGAAGATATATTTAAAGATATAAGAGAATATAACACTGAATATGTTGTGTCAGATACAACACCCACAGCGTCTAGTCAAGCCACGTATTCTCTACCATCGGGAGTCAGATGGAAAGATTTAATTTTTGTTGGTATATCTCCAACAACATTTAATACATCAAATATAGTAGGGAGTACTACTCCATTTGTTGAGTATTTGTATAAAACAAAAAGGAATGAAGAAACAGGGATGCAGTGGTGGGAATATACTTCTACATCAATTAGGATAAATAGTTTGCCAGACGATGCTTATCATATGCAATTTAGATATTTACCAGGCCTTGCATGTAATGCTACATCAGATAGTACTACAGTAATACCCGCAAATGATTATATGTGTGATTATATGCAAAATAAATTAGCTGCACAGATAGCTAAATTTGGCACATTTCCACGCATTGACATGGCTAACAACTATGAACTTGAAGCTATGGAAAAACTGACTAAAGTTAAAATCGAAAGTAAAAAAATGCATTGGCGAAGACTTGGCTATGCAATGTCGTATAAAGATTGGTGGTGATAGACTATGGCTATGTGGAATAAGATTGGAGTTAGAAGACAACAAGTTTTGCAGGGTTTTGGTGAGGGACTAAATACTTTCAATGATAAACTCTATATTAAGGATAATGAGATGGTTGATTGCTATAACTTGATAGCTGATCAGTACCCATCGATTAGAACTAGAGCCGATAGAATAGTTCAGACATTACCTGCAAGTACAGAGCTAGGAATGTATAACACATTAGGCGTACGAACTACAACAAACGCAGGTACTCAAGTGCATAAAGCATTTGGTAATACATGGTCATATGGACTATTGGGGGGTGCTGCGTGGGTAACAGTATCCTCGTCAATTAATGCTAGTACTGTATTTGGAAAATTTATAGAGTTTAATACAATGACTGCTAAATATACGGTATTAGCTAATAGTGATGGTTCGTTTTATAACTCATACTGGGATGGCACAGCTTATTCAACATTTGCAAGTACTGCATCGCCTAGATCAAATTTAATGACAGCTCATAAGTATAGGCTCTATGGTGTAGATAATAATGGACGGCTACTTAGGTACTCAGCACAAGGAGACATAACAGATTGGACAACAGTTGAAGATGCAGGATGGATTGATTTAACTGATCAAGTGGGTAAAGCTAATGCCATATGCACATTTAATGATCATGTAATAGTGTGGTCCGATAAGACAATGTACGAACTCTATGGCTCATACTGGGATAATTTCGAGCTAGTTAATATTAGCAATAAACTGGGGTGTGTATCTCAAAGGGCGTATTGCGAATGTAATGGTAAGTTGTATTGGTTAGACTACTCTGGAATATACGTGTATACAGGTGGACAGCCACGCCAGATAGCATACCAAGCTAAAAAATATATAGATGGAATCAACTGGGACTATAAGCATTTGATATGGGCAGGAGCAAACGAGGGTAAATTATATTTTAATATTCCATATCAATCTACTAAAAATAACGTAGTACTTGTAGCAGATGTTAGAGAAATAGATATAGGACGAGTTAGGGTATTTACTGAGTTAATGGATGGCAATGGTGCGGTCAATATGGATGATAAATTAATAGTTTATGAAACGTCAGGAGGTAAACTCTGGCGTTCGGGTTCGACTAGATTTACAGGAATGGATGATTCTAATGCGGGAGCTTTATCGACAAGTCCCATACCATGGATGTTAGAGACTAAAATTTTATTTGATGTAGGATTTAATGTTCACACTGATATATCAGATATTTGGATACAATATGAGGGTAGTACAAAATCTACTATGGCGCTTAATTATTGGGATAATAAAACTACAAATAGTACATCATTTACAGCATTAGGAGCAAGTTCTGATTATATTCCTAATCCAGATATAATTAAAAGACAAAAGTTATATTTAGCCTATAATCAATTACAAGATATAGATTTATATAGATTCCAGATCAAAGGAACTGGATACACAAAATTACATGGTCTACAGATCAATATGAACACGTATGGAGGTGGTTAGTCATGGAAGTGTCATTAGGTTATACATTCGATGAGGATGGTCTTATTAGGCTTCAAAAGGATTTAAACCACCTACTAAATAATTTGAATGATCAGAATGTAAAAAGTATAAGGACAGAGTATTGCACAATCAGTGCTAAAGGGGGCGAAACAATACTAGATGGCTCGTTATTAGAGATGTATGAATGGGATATAGCAACAAGTAAATCCAGTACAACTCTAAGACTTAGAGCAGGATACAATAAAAATACTAGTAATTTTGAATTTAACCTCTGGAATAGTTTAAGTACAACACCTACTATTAGTTTGGATTCCATAGGTAATGCTGTATTCTCTGGTAGTATTAACACATCTGAGTCAGTATTTGTAGGGGATAATATATTTTTAGGTCAAACTGGTAGCACAGTTTCAAAAGGTCTTTATTTTAATGCTACAACACCCTCAACGGATGAAGCCGAAGGTACTTACAATATGAAATCCGCTATCTATACAGCAGTAAATGCATCAAGTACTTTAACAGTTAATATCAATAGCTCAGGTGCTATTGATATGATTTCAGCCAAAGGTATTTATATAGCAAGAAATGCAGATACAATGGCAGCAGGTTCTACCTATGAATCAGATTTTGTTAATTCTAGTAATTTTAGTGTAAATTATTATCCTTATGTAATTTTGGGGGATTTAGTAAGACATAATGCATGGGTTGGAAATTGGTCTTATAATTCTTCATTTTGCAGTACTCAACTAGTAGCTACATATGGATATGTAGATGCAAGTGCTGAATGGAGTTTAGAACCTTATATTAAATCAATGCATGCCGAACAAGGTAAAATGATTGATGAATTTGATAGCACTGTAGGATGGATACCTAATGTTTTAGGCTATGTAGAAGCAGTAAATTCAAGTGCTAATAGACGATGTTTGGGTTTAACAGGCCTTACTATTTATAATCAGACAACATCGGCGGGAGATTTAACGATATACAAGCATTATACTGATATGGATTTATATAAAGCAAATGGTGCTAGATCATTAACCTCAGAACTTAATTTTTATTTGTTATTTTATATTTATGATTTAAGTCGAATAAATATATTATCTACAAAAGCTATGCAAATTGAACTAGCTAGTAGTAGTAGTTTAGGTGATAAATACAGATGGTTGCTAGGTGGCACAACAACAGCTTCAACATTAACAACGGGGTGGAATGTTGTATCAAAAAGACTTACATATGAATACTATTATGCGGGAACATTTAATCCTAGTATTTTTAAATATGCTCGAATTAGTTTTGAGGTAAAAGCTAATAGTAGTGGTAAATTAGCAACCTTACAAGCACTTGGTATTTGCATGCAAACAACTGTAGGTAGTACATTTTTAAATATGTATCCTAGGTATGACGATGTTCACAATGGCGGGGGATACAGACGTGCCATATCTACAGTCTCAGGATTACCATCGTGGGGAATTCATAGGATTTCAAGCACAGGTATTTCATTATTTAGCTTAAGAAGTTTGATGAGTTCATCGGATTCAGCTATGTACCCATCATGGGGTCATAGTTTTGGAGAAGAACACGTATATACAGGGAGATATAATCACAATAATAAAATGGAATATATAGTTAGATGTAAAAATGATGAAGGTAAACTACCATTTGTGGGTGGTGAAGTTACTAATAGTTTCTATGGAACAAGCGGCAAATATGGGGTGTATGCAACAAGCCACAACGTAATGCTGAATGTAGAAGTAAATAGTACTGTATTAAATGATCAAAATGCAGCGGTAATGAGTGTTAATTACAATGATGATTTTAAGATTACGATTTGGAAAGAAGACCCGCCTGTATTTAACTGTAGTCTTAACGCATCGCAAATTACCGCATTGGTAGAAAAGCTTGGTACTACTCAAATGTGTAGTTTAGCTTTTTATATGAATAAAGTTATATGGAAAAAGAGTGGTATGTCTCCGATCATATCAAGTTGTGAAGCGGGTGTAGGTGCTGAGATTCTAAGTTTTAAATACTCTAGGAGGTGATTAAATGGCAGATTCAACATCGGATAATATTTTAAAAAATATATCAAGAGCAACACAATCACAAATTGAACAGAAAACACAAGATAAATTAACAGGGGATGGCTTAACAACAGATACAGCAGCTAAAGCACCAACAACTAATGTACCACAAACTACAACGCCTGCACCAACACCAGTAGTAGAACCACCAAAACCCGTAACAACAACGCCGACACCAACGCCAGCAACACCAACAAGTCAAACAACAACACTACAAGGTGATCAAAGCACAACGGCATCGGTTACTACACCAAAAACTCCTATAAGTAGCGGTACTACTGGGGTATCTACTACAACGCCTACGGTTGGTGTATCCACTGCAATGTCTAACGAGTTATACACTAGTAACCCAGTGTTTAACGACTATGCAAGCAAAAGCGGATATGCTGTACAAAATATAGACGGAAAAGTATATGTTAATAATTCTCTAGTTGATTGGAAAAAAATTGGCATGCGACTAGAGGGCGGCAAATTATACGGAACAAAAGCACAATATGATCAATTATTAAATCAAGTAAAGAAAAATGGTTTTACTACAGGTCAGACATTTGCTGAGTTTGCAGTTGATAGCGGTTATAAGGTTAATAGATCAACAGACGGAAAATTCGTAATAATAAATGGTATACCTGTCGACCCTAGTCAATATGATGGTATGACAAAACTTAATGGCAATTGGGTAGGCACAGCTGAATCGTATCAAAATATGGTTAATGAAGCTATGACTCCTAGAAAGGCTGACCCTGATTTTTTGGCATCAACAGAGTTTGCAGATTACGCCAGAGCTAAAGGGTATGATGTTGGTACGGATTCTAATGGATACTCACTTAGTATAAAAAGACCAGGAATGAGTGACTATGTAGCTCATACTGAATATTATCCAAGTTTAAAACTAGTAAATGGTAAAGTTGTAGGGAATGAATCAGACTATAGACAAATGTTAGTTGATGCCCAAATATATTCGCCAGTAGATTTGAATTCTTATCTGTGGATGAATGGGGTAAATATAAGATCAAATGCAGATGGTTATTTAGAAGTACAACCTAGAGGGTCGAACAGTTGGAGAGCAATACATGCACCTTATTGGACAGATATGCAAGGTGGTATTAAATTTGAAAGATTTACTAGTACTTGGGTAGCTAGTCAAGAAGTATATGACCAGATATTTGCAGAAGCTACATCGAGATCGGATTATACTTTAAATGATTTTGCCCAATCTTTAGGATACACAGTTGGACAAGATAAGTATGGCAATATAACAATAGCAGGAAAATCTATTGCAGGAACAAGTATAAATGGAATACTTGATGTAAACAAACCTACTTACTATAATGATGTATATCTGATTGATGGTAAATATGTAGGTTCTGAGAAGGCATATAGAAAAATAATAACTGATCTGGTATCCAGGGCGGGAGAAGATTTTTCGACATATGCTAATAAAAATGGTTCAACAGTTTCTATTATGAATAATAAAGTTTACATAAATGGAAATCTAGTTGATATATCTAACACTAGTATACAGATTGTAAATAATGAAGTATGGGGCAATTATGCTGATTATAAAGCTTTAATTGACAAGGCTAATAAAGCTTATGAATATAAGTCACCATATGATGCTCAGATACAAACTGCATTAGATGAGATTAAAAACTTTGAAATGTATCAAACACCGCAGGATACATTAGATAAGATTAATCAATTAATGGAATCAGCAAAAGAAAAATTTAATTATGACCCTAGCCAAGACTCGGCACTTAAAACAGCTCAGAAAGAAGCCGAAAGAGTTGTTAGAGAATCAGCTGGAACAAAGGGCATGTTATATAGTAGTGGCACAATAGCCACAACAGCCCGAAAAGCTGGAGAATTAATCCCAACTTATGAGCAACAAGCTTATAATCGGTGGGCAGATCAAAAGAACAGAGAATCTCAATTACTAAGTACGATTATGGATTGGGATGAAATGCAGTCTCAGAGAAACGTAGATCAATTAAATTTAGTTAAAACTAAATTTGACACAATAATGGATATGGATTCTAGAACTTTAGAGCAATTTAGAGTTATGTTAGATCAAAAAAATGCGGATAGATCAGCAGCTTTAGAACTTCAAAGTCTAGATTTAGAAATGCAACAACAAGCTTTAGATATAGCATGGAAACGTACAGAAGCTTTAGGCTATGTAGATCAGCAAGCAAGTGTTATTTTAGGAGTACCAGTTGGGACACAGGCTACATGGGTACAGCAAATAGCATTAGAACATCAAAATGCATTAAATGAATTGGCTCAAAATAATGAGTATCAGAAAGCTCTACAGTTTTCACAAAAGAATATTGAGATAGGGTTAATACAATATAGAAATGCTTTAGATGATGCAACCCAATCAAGGGTATTAGCGACTCAATACGCCAACGATAAAGCATTGGCGGCACAACAATACTCAAATAATCTAGCCATAGCTAGAATGGGATAGGAGGGGTTAAAAATGGCAGAGATTAGCCCATTAACTACATTAAGTGAAAGTATTAAGGCATTAGTTAATGAAGCTGTAACGCAAGCTACAGGTACAAATCAAGCCCAAAAACCTACTAAAGCACCAACAGATCAAACACCACAACCTAACGTTACATTGCCAACACCTGGTATAGCTACACCCACCGATGTATCTCAAACCAGCGGCGGGTTAGTTAAAACAACTAATATGAAAACAGGAGAATACGTAAGTCCTTATCAAGCTGAGCAACAACAATTATCACAACAATTAATAGATGCAAAATTACCCGAAGTAACACCAGAAGCTAAAGCCTATATGAACACTATGTTTGAGCAGCAGACTAAAAAATTTGATTATGATATAGAACAAGACCCTTTAGTTGCAGCTGCTAAATTACAAGTCCAAAAATCTATAATGGATATGGCAAATAAACGTGGTTTTGCTTACGGTTCTTATGAATCAGATCAAGTGAAACAACAAATGCAGAAGTTGGAAGGTCAATTTGAACAAATGGCCTATGATAATAATTCCGATTATCTAAACAGACAATTAGGATTAGCCAATACAATCATGAAGTGGGAAAAAATACAGTTTGATAGATCAAAAAACTCTATAGAATTGTTAAAGACTAAATTAGATTTTTTTAATAGGTTAGATACCAGAGAGTTTAATATATTTAAGACAATGTTAGATCAGAGAAACACACAAAGAACTCTAGCCATGCAGGAAAAAAAGTTTGAACTGCAAAGGCAAAATCAAGCTACAAACCAAGCTTTAACGAGGCTTGAAAACCTGGGATATGTAGATAATCAAGCAAGTATTGTATTAGGATTCCCAGTGGGTGCTAAGGCTAAATGGGTACAGCAAGCAGCCATAGCACATCAAAATAAATTAGAGATTATGGCTAAAGAAAATGAATTTAATTTACTTAAACAGAAATTGGATGCAGATATGGAAAAAGAAATGTATGCACTTAAAAATAGATTGGATGAAGCAAGTAAAATGAAATATGCTGCAATGGAGTATAATTACAAGAAAGAATTGTTAGCCATGGAACACAATTATAATGTTCAGAAAGTCCAAAT